CATAAGGCATTTTGGTCGGTTCCTTTTCACTAAAAGTTAAGGGGCAAAGCTTGTGCCCTGCCCCTTGTTATTTCATTTTCACAATTTAGTAAAGCCCCTTTATTAATCTTTCAAAATAAAAGATCTAAAGCCCATAACCAAAACACAACAAATCCTAAAGCGGTGTAGAATACTTTGATATCTAAGCCCCCCCAACATATCGAAACCCGCCCTTGCACCGCTTATCGGGCTTAAAACCTAATTTTGCTGCAGCCCTTAAAAATAGCCTGTTAAATTCGGGGCGGTGTTTGATACTTCCAAAGCTTTTTGGGGCGTATTTATACAAGACAGGCTTGCCCCCATTCAAAGCGCAAAGGGCTAAGGCTTGCTTGCCATTGCTTGCGGCTCTTATCTTTAACATATTCAAACCCCCTTATTCTGCAGCGATTGCATAAGGGGCAGGGCTTGCTTGGCTTGGTTCTACAATAAACAAGCTTTTGCTTTTCTTGGCTTCATTGCCTTTAAGCTTTAGCCCGATAATTTTGCCCCGCTGTTTTTGGTTTTTGATATCGGAAAGATCACCGTCAACAATTTCACGGCCCAAAAAATAAGAACCGACAGGAACAAAGCCCCGAAAGACAACGGCAACGGGCCTGTCGGTTTGAAGCGCCCGCTTCACTTGCTTTTGATATTTTGGCTCTTGTGAATATGAAAAAATCATATCGTAATTAGAGGGCAGATTGTGCAGCCTTTGGGCGCTCTTGGTATAGTCTAGAAAATAGGCTTGCGGATATCTTTGCGGGATACCGTATCTTTCCCAAGGGATATCGCTTATTGTGTTAAGCCTAAAAGCGGGGCTTTCACCGTTGCGGATGCAAAGCGAAATAAAGTTTTGTATTTCTTTATTTAATTGATCAAGAAAGCCCTGCCTATCGTTCATGTAAAAATCAGTTTTGGCTTGCCTGCCTTTTCTCACATTTGAGAAAGCCCCAAAGCCCGCTTCTACTAAGCAAGGTTTTTTGCATCCCGCTAAGATTGCTGCAGGGCAAATTGTATCGTTTGGATAAAGAGAAAGGCTTGCAATCCGCAATCCGCTTTCCTTTTGGCTTTTCTTAATTTTCGTATTGCTTGCGCTTGTATCAAGTAATTTCATTTTCTTGGTTTCCTTTTCGTTTTAGATTTTTGCAGATCTTGGGGTTTTGTCTTTTGGATTGGTTAAGCCCGCCCTTTGATCTGCCACCCAATAGAAACGAAAAGCGCAAAGCAATCAAGCGCAAATTTGCACAAATAAAAATCACATAAAAAAGAATTTATTATTCTTTCCTGGTGTATGTAATTATTTCTTGAGTTCAATATCTAACTATCATAAAGCTACCTGTGCGAGGGCTATATGTGCATATTGACGCCCAGGTAAAAAAAGAACTAAAAGGGAACATTCAAAACAGTAAGGAGATTCGTATGGTGCTAGACCAGGCCCAAGCTAGAGAGCTTGGAGAAGCTTTAATTGATGCTTCTGATAAAATTGATATTAATAAAGACACACAGGCGATTGTAGCTATCGGAGATTTAGCGGTAGCAGTTCCTTATCACCCAGATATGCAAGACGAGTATGAGACAGTTTGTATTATAGGGGTGTGATATACATTCTCGCCCAGGTATTTTTAAATTAGACCCTACGGGGTCTTTTTTTTATAAAAAACCCCCGCCAACGAAAGGAAAAATTGGCGAGGGCTGCTACTAGCAAGGAGACATAGGCTGGGAGGATGCCTACGAAGCTACATATATCTAATACAGCAATTAATGCAAGTACTATTTTATTATTTGACTTTATAAGTGCCACTCAGTTAAGTGTAATCAGCCTCATAACCTTGGGAGACTGATATGGCGCATATTAAATACCTGCGAAGGAAGACATTAGAAAGTGGACGTAAGATATGGGTGGTTAACCCACCTAAATACGTCAAAGAAGCTATTGGTGCTTACTATGAGCAGTTTTCTGACCAATCAGATGCTACTGCGAAAGCAATCAGTATTGCGGATCAGTACAGCGATTATAAAAGAAATATTAAGCGTGATGTTCATATTAATGAGCGCACGGTTGGTGGCTTAGTTAATCAGTATAAGCAAACTAACAGTTGGAACAAGCTAACCGACAACTCTAAAAGAACCTACGACCAGTTGTTGCGGGGTACACTTAGATTACGGGTTAGTGAGTCACCAAAGCTGCTACAGGACATGTTGATAGAACATATTTCTGTAAAACATGCAGAACATCTGTACTCACAGCTATGCAAAGACGTAAGTATGCATCGTGCGAACCATGTGTGTAAGGTACTCAGACGCATATGGACAGTAGGCCAACGGCTTGGGTTAACAAAAGTCAATCCGTTTAAGAATATGGGGCTACGAAAGACGCCAGCCCGTACTGTTCTATGGGAACCAGAGCAAGTCCATGCATTTGTCGATAAAGCAGATGAAATGGGCTTCCCTTCTCTGGGTACTATGGCTTTGCTTTGCTATGACCTATGCCAGCGACCAGGAGACATGCGACAGCTTACTTGGCAGGACTTTCGTGATCAGATCTTTGGGTTTGAACAGGAGAAGAACAAGACATGGGTAGATATCCCTGCTTCTCCACGGCTGTTAGATCGTATGAAATCTGTATCTCCCAGCAACTGGCATGATCAGATTGTGTATTATGAAAAGACAGGAAAGCCGTATGACCGTAGGCAGTATAACAAAGTCTTCTGTCGTATCAGAAACGCTGCAGGCTTACCCTCTGAGTTACAGCTAAGAGATCTTAGACGTACAGGTGCAACTGAAATGGCAGAGGCTGGCTGTACTGAGGACGAATTGCGTTCTGTGACAGGCCACCAGAGCCGTGACGTTCTCTCTATTTATGTAAGGCCTACAAAGAAGTTAGCCCTCGCAGGTATAAACAAGAGGTTTGGATAATGAACGTAAATGAGGCCAGAGCAGCCTTTGAAGCTGAACTACAGCGTGTGATTAAACACCCACCCCAGCAATTAACTGAACGCCTGATCGATTTGGTTAAGGCAATTCGTGTGGAGTTAAGGAAAACTGATGGAAAGTAAGGAACTTTCGCATTTAGCATACCACTTAGATATGTTAGGTGTAGTGCCACTCAAGAAGGTGGAAGAAGAAAAGAAGCTTCCCCGTACATATGAGTTTAGAAAAGTTGAATTAGATGAAAATGGAGAGCCGCCTTGGTAGCAGAAATCACAGTCGAATATGTAGATCATTGCGGTACAGACCTTTCAGTCTGTGATGCGGCACGGGTATCCTACTCAAAGAAATCTGAGCCATTGGGATACTCTGGTGTAGATGGAAAACCCCTACTGCCTATCCTGCATGATAAGGATAAGCAGCTTATCAAATACCTAGCTGATCATAATCATCATAGCCCATTCAATCATACATTCGTAACCTTTCGTTGTTACGCACCCTTGTTTGTTATCGCCCAGCTTCAGAAGCACGAATATATGCCGTGGAACCAAGAGAGCCGTAGGTATATCGATGATGAACCTGAGTTCTATATTCCAAAGCAGTGGCGGGGCCGACCTAAGAACTCCAAGCAAGGTTCTGATGGGGTTGTCGAGATAGGCGGTAATGTTCCTGTAGGGCGGGCTATGTATGCTTGTAGGGATGCCTATAACGGCCTGCTAAAGGCTGGTGTAGCCCCTGAGATGGCTAGAATGGTATTACCCCAGAATATGATGGCACGATGGATCTGGAGCGGTACGGTTAAAGCCATATCTAAAATGGTAGGTTTAAGAAGTGCATCGGATAGCCAATACGAAAGCCAAGTGATTGCAAATCAAATCAGTGATATTGTACGAGGGTTGTTTCCAGTAGCTTGGGATGCACTGGTTCCCCGTAAAGAAATCATTCGTCCAATGGATGATGAAGAGCGGCAGCAAGCCGTTTATAAAGCTATCCAGAATCAGTACATTTAATTTCTTGACATACGATTTCGGATACTTTTATGTACTATACTTAACTCTGGGTATTAACCCATTGTTTTTATTGGCTTTGGTTGCGGGAGTAGGATTTGAACCTACGACCTTCAGGTTATGAGACTTTTAAATGAAAACAATGGGTTATAGACGCCAAAGGTTAATAGGCCCATAACTCTGCCACATAATAATGTGCTTGACTTATATCAAAAAGCCTATAGCCTGCGGCTAACCCGACCAGGGTTAGTAATAGCAACTAGCTAAGAGGCACAAGGCAATGAATAAAGAGCAAGAAGATTTAAAGGGTAAAGAAGATTATATAAGCCCTACTACTTTTCTATGTGAATACTGCACAATACCAGTACTTATCTCCCAGCCTGCAACTGTATTAATGTATACATGCAAGGGGCCAAAATTCCCGAAGTATCTAGGAGAACTAGGCCCATCCTTAAAATTCACAAGACTATGCAGAGAATGTGGGGATCACTTCGATGTCTAGTTATCGTGAACAGGTAGATTGGGTTAAAACCTTATCAATCAAAGAAGGCAGTCGGATAACAACCGACTGTCCTTTCTGTGGGGGTAAGAACAAATTCACGTTAGATAAGTTTGATGGTAAGCTTGTCTGGAATTGTTATAGAGCATCCTGCAATGTTAAAGGCGCACACTCAGGTGAGCGTAATCTTGATGCGGTAAAGGCTAGACTATCTGGTTCTGCTATTAAAAGACATAAGCCTGAACCTAAACCTATTCCAACAATCACAACGAATGTATCAAACAGTGATACAGCCTTAGCTTACCTTAAAAAGGTTAATAGTTATGACGCATATCTTAGAGGCGATATAAAGATTCGCTATGCCCCTAAAGAAAGTCGGGTACTCTTCTATAACAAAGACAATACAGGCGCTGTAGGACGCTCTATGAGGCCTGTACGTGCTAAGTGGTGGAGTTATGGCGAGTTATCTAAAGGAATACATGTAGGTAACGGTGATCATGCAATCCTGGTTGAAGATGTAGCTTCTGCATGTGCAGTATCTAACGTGACAGGCCTTACTGGTGTTGCGCTATTAGGTACGAACATTACTAAAAGCATTAAAAGAGCAATTAGTAATTATAAAAAAATAACATTAGTTCTTGACAATGACGCAAGTGCTAAGGCAGTGTTGCTCATGGGCGTACTTGGGTATAACTCTCAGGTACGACTAACTCGGGTAGATCTCAAGTATCTAACACCCGACAAGATAAGCGAGGTTGTTAAAAATGTTTAATATTATTACAGATATAAAAACTAACAAGATAAACTCAGTATATACGTGGAGTTATCTTCTTGCCTGTCATTCGGGGATGGATCAAACTGTAAATTGCGTTCATCATTTTAAACCCTTATTTAAGTTTAAGTGGTGGAACGAAGACCCTAGCATTGAAGATATGTGTGTGCCCTATTATTTTTCTGTTACACCACCCTCCACTTGAACATATCTAAATTTTAGCATAAGCGCAGGCA